CCCATTTGTCAAAACGCAGGCGCATGGCGCGCACTTTGTCCATAGCATCAAGATATTCCACAACTTCCTTGGGCATCGTTTTGCTCTCAAAACCACGCTCCATATATTCGTAAATCTGCTCTATGGAAATATCCTGTATGTCGGGGAATTTACGTACCAAACCAAATTCTGTCTTTAATTGCTTTAATGTCCTTGGCCTCTTTTATTTTTAGGAAAGTTTGTGCTGCAGTAATATTTCCGCTTTCGGCAAGTTGCCGTTGTTTGTCAATCAACATAAACTCGCTCTGAAGCTTTCCGGCTTGTATGGCCGTCCAAATTTTGGAATCCACTTCTGCAGCCAAGGCCTTAAAAGCTTTTACATCATACCCCAATGCCAAAGCCATTTCGGTATGGGTAAACCCGCAGGCGGCCATACGCGAAATTTCTTCTTCTTCAGAAAGAATTACTTCTTCTTTATCTTTAGCCATTTCTGAATTTTTTGTAAGGAACTAATTTTTTCTTTTGGCCTCCGATTATACCAACACTTAATCATACTGGAAGGATTATCTATTAGCCATCGAGTTAACATAGAAGAAATATCATTACCAATGATGGTTACTAGGCTATCTTCAGAATCAAAATTTATAAGAACTGCAGCAAAAATTTTACCTTCTTGATTTACTAAATTTATATATCCGTCACCATCAGATCTCTCCATAATCAAATCAGTGCCATTTCTGTTCTTCCAGTACTTAAAGGTTTTTCCATCACGGACTTCTTCATGAAACGTATTTGCCGTTTGCTTCAGATAGCTTATCCGGTTTTTTACATCTGCTATAATTTTTTCATCTGAATTTCTCATTGGAGGCGGTGGCGGACCTTCATACTTTGGCATTCCATTTTCAGTATCTCTCATAAGTTTTAGTATATAACCAGGAATTTTGTGAGTGCCCATAAATTGATTTTTATTTATGAAACTTACTTCTAGGTTCGGGATAATGAACTCTTTGAATTAAAGCGGGATCTTGAACCAGACAAGGATTCGTAATCTTATACGCCTTTTCTTCTTGAATTATTTCATTCAAGGATTTTGGTTCCACTGTTTTTAAAACACCTTCATCAAGCATTGCTTCCCATAAAGCAGAATCCACTCCAATTGCTGAAATTAATACTTTCATATTTTCAATTTTTAGTTATTATACCATTTATCGCTTTATACCGGATATCCACTTCAGTAAAGAGTTTCATCCTAAAATCAAACAACCCCTTGCAGTTGGCAAAGGCATATTGTTCGTAATACGCATTTTCGCTCCAATTGCCGGAACCTTCAATTACAAAATGTCCTTTCTCGGTTTCCAGCAAACACACCTTGGCGTGTACCCAGGCGAACAACACATTTAGGTTCGGATTCTCTTTGGCGCTCGCCGATAGCAGGTCTGCTGTTATCGGGTTTCGTTTCAACATCGTATCGCTCACTAAAAGCGTTATTTGGTCCACAAAACCTTGCCTGTGCAATTCCATTAAAGCCGTAATTACCCTTTTATTGATGCTGTACGTAGTGGCGTACAGATGCTTTACGGTGGTCTGCTTGCAGATCCACGGAATAAAAGTGAAGGCATTAAACGAATTGTCACTCTGCAGGAAGAAAAACTCTTCCTTTTCCGGCAGTCTTTTTATGTCTGCCTCCAGCTTGGCAACTTTTTGATAGTGCGCAGCCAGGTATTTTGAAACAAAGCTTCCGTGATTTTCAGATGATGCGGGCTCGGAAACACCACTAGAAGACGGAAGCTTGAACAATCTATTTCTTTTCAGCATCTGCATTCAATCTTTTATCGATTAAATCCAGTTCGTCCTGCCATTCCTTTATTTTGGCCTCGGCATTTTCCTTTTTCTTGGCATCCTTGATGCCTTCCAGTTTCTTGGTGTCGCGCGAAATGTAGGAGCGCAGATTGCCTTGGCGCTTCATAGCCTCTTGGGTGGAATAGGCAGCAACTTTTTTCTGAAGCACATCGTCAACAAAAATGGGATGATTGCCAAGGATCTGTTTATGCTCTTGGTAGTAGTTCAACTCATCATAGATAAGTTGGTTCAGCTCCCAATTTTCGGTAGCTGTTTTGCCAAGTTCAAAAAGGCCTTCATTGTCTCCAGCTTTTTTCTTTCGCTGAATTTCCTCGAAAGCATCGTGATATGCTTTCAACGCCGAATATTTATCGGCCACAAGGATTTTGAATTTATCCGGGCAATCTTTTTCATTTAAGAACGGAAATTCCTCACGGAGTTTTTTCTTTTCCTGCGCTTCGTCTCCAGGAACAGGAAGTTGTTTTTCTGAAGCTTCGGTTTCTCCAACTTCTTTCGCATCGTCAGAGTTTGTAGTTTCATCTCCTGAAACTTCCTCTGTATTAACAGGCGCCAATTTAGATTTCTCTTCGTTTAAAAAATCTCTAAGCGTGTCCGCTTTCATATCTCTTAGCTCAATATCACGTGAGTTAGCTAGAGCAATTGCTAATGGCTTTAGTTCTTTATGGTAATCAAGCTGATCAACATCAATTTTTAATAATTGCTCGCCGAGCGCATTATTTAATTCCTCAGATGCTTTTTCCAAATTAACTTTTTCAGCTTTTTTCTCTGGAACAAAATTGCGCACTTCAGCATCGGTGATGCCATAGGTTTGCTTGATGTCATATTTCAACGTGTCCAAATTGGCTTTACTGAAACCACTGGCATTGTAAAACTTTGCCTGTGAAGGGCCGTGATGGGGATGTTTTATGAACAGCTGGAGCAATTCATTAAATTGCTTTTGTGGCTCATCATTTTTATTGAGGGCCTCAATTACTTTCTTTTTTTCCATGGTGTCTGGTATTAATTACTAATTAGTGAATCAAATATGCAATTGCATTTTTGCAAAAGCTGTGACAACAAAAAAGCCACTCGCTTAGGAGTGGCTTTTTATGGCAAAATCAAGGCTGCACTTTTACGTGCGGGCGCGTTCAATTAAATATACAGTTGTACCATCGTCAAACACTTCAAAAGTGATTGTGGCA